TGAGCCTAGAATCCACACGTTACTTTTAAAAGGTCGCACAAAGTCGCAAGAGGTTGCAGATTTGGCTGAGAAAATAGGTTTACCTTTAATCCCCTGGCAACGCTGGGTGCTAGATGATTTACTAACTGTAGATGATGCAGATACCTGGCGCAAGAAAACCGCTCTAGTGCTTGTAGCACGTCAAAATGGTAAAACTCACTTGGCCAGAATGCTAATACTTTCACATTTATTCTTATGGGGCTCTAAGAATGTGCTGGGTATGTCATCTAACCGCAATATGGCATTAGATACCTTTAGACAAGTTGCTTACACAATCGAGGACAACCAATTCTTAAAAGATCAAGTAAGGCAGATACGTTTGGCTAATGGTCAAGAATCTATAACCCTACTTAATGGCGCTAGGTATGAAATTGCAGCAGCTACTAGAGATGCACCTCGTGGTAAGACCGCAGATTTTCTATATATCGATGAGTTGCGAGAATGGACACAAGAATCGTTTACAGCTGCACTGCCGGTCACACGTGCAAGACCTAACGCTATGACTTTAATGACCAGTAACGCAGGTGATGGCTTTAGCACTGTGTTAAATGATTTAAGAGAGCGTTGCTTATCATATCCGCCTGAGAATTTAGGCTTTTATGAGTACAGCGCACCACAGCATTCTAAGATTACAGATCGTAAAGCCTGGGCTATGGCTAATCCAGCATTAGGGCATTTGATAACTGAGCAAACACTAGAAGAATCGGTAAGCACTAACAGCATAGAAGCTACTAAGACCGAAATGCTTTGTATGTGGGTAGATAGCACTGTCAGCCCCTGGGTATATGGATCAATCGAGCAGTGCAGCGACAGCAGCTTAGAGATACCTGTCGGGCCACAAACAATTATGGCATTTGATATTGCACCGACAAGACGATCTGGGGCGCTCGTTATGGGTCAAGTCAAAGATGGAAAGATAGCAGTCGGATTAGCACAGCTGTGGCATAGTGATATTGCAATAGATGAGATTAAGATGGCTAGTGACATAAATGAGTGGGCACGTAAGTATCATCCACACACTATTTGTTATGACAAGTACGCCACGCAAACTATTGCTACTAGATTAGAGCAAAGCGGATGGCGGATGGTCGATGTATCAGGCCAAGCGTTTTACCAGGCGTGCTCAGACCTAGCAGATGGCCTAGCTAATAATCGGGTAGTCCATTCTGGGCAGGCAGAGTTAGTACAGCACTTAAATAACTGTGCCGCTAAGACTAACGATGCCGGCTGGCGCATAATACGTAGAAAATCGGCTGGCGATGTTACAGCTGCTATATCACTGGCTATGGTTGTAAGTCAATTAACTAAGCCACAACAAACTGCGCAAATCTTTGTCTAATTTGCACCAATAGTCCAATTTATGGTATAAAGTATACATATGGGTCTATTGTCTGCTTTGGGTATAACCAATAATAAAACTGTCCAAGCGCAATACGCCCCTGCCGTTATGGGCGATAACACAATCCAATTTGGTTACAACACATTTGGATTTGGCCCAATGGATCGCACACTTGCAACCCAAGTGCCAGCAGTTAATCGATGCTTAAATTTAATTAAAGGTGTTATTGGCTATTTACCTTTAGAGCTGTACAAAAAATCTACAGGCGAAAAATTAGGCAAGCCATTATGGTTGGATCAACCAGATATTAGACAACCACGATCCGTCACAATCAGTTGGACAGTTGACTCACTTGTAATGTATGGCCAGGCTTTTTGGCGTGTAACAGAAGTTTATGCAGATGATTTACGCCCTGCTAGATTTGAATGGATCGCAAATAGCCGTGTAGTAGCACAAACAAATCAATTAGGTACAGAAGTTTTATATTACACAGTAGATGGCGCTAAAGTGCCTATGGTTGGCGTAGGATCATTAGTAACATTTCAAGGATTAACACAAGGTGTATTACAAACAGCAGGTCGCACAATACAGTCAGCTTTAGATTTAGAAAAAGCCAGCGCAGTGGCATCACAAACACCAATGGCTACAGGCTTCATAAAAAACACTGGCGCAGATATGCCAGAAGCGCAAGTACAAGGTTTATTAGCTGCCTGGAAATCTGCACGTCAAAATAGAGCAACAGCATATCTAACTAGCACATTAAGTTATGAAACTGTTGGGTACTCACCTAAAGACATGATGTATTCAGAAGCACAACAATACTTAGCAACGCAAATCGCTAGGGCTATGAACGTGCCAGCGTATTACATATCAGCAGATATGAATAACAGTATGACTTATCAAAACATTTTAGATGGTCGCAAAGAATTTGTTGCCTATTCACTACAGCCATACATTTGTGCTATAGAAGATCGTTTGTCAATGGATGATATAACGCCACGTGGGCATGTAGTCAAGTTTGCACTAGAAGAGTCATTTTTACGTGCTGACACAATGAAGCGCCTAGAAGCAATAGAGAAAATGTTATCACTAGGCTTAATAGATGTAGAGCAAGCTAAAGAGATGGAACAAATGACACCTAACGGAAATGAGGACGCTGATGTTACTTACCTTCAGTAGCCATATAGAAAGCGCAGATAATGAGCGCAGAGTAATTGCAGGCAAAATCGTGCCATACGAAGCTGTAGGTAATACTAGCGCTGGCCCTGTTGTGTTTGCTAAAGATTCTATAGAAATTGGCGACCCAGGCAAAATTAAAATGTTATTGCAGCACGAGGCAAGCAAGCCTATTGGTCGCATGATGAAATTTAATAAAGCAGAAGATGGAATTTACGCATCATTCAAAATAAGCAACTCTATGCAAGGTCAAGATGCATTAACACTTGCAAGCGAAGCACTTATTGATGGCTTGTCTGTTGGCGTAGAAGTAACTAAATCAATGCAGAAAAAAGATTACATCTACGTAACTAAGGCAACATTAAAAGAAGTTAGCTTAGTAGAGACTCCAGCATTTTCAGAAGCACAAGTAACTAAAGTTGCCGCTAGCGAAGGCGAAGCGGATGCAACAAATCAACCAACTACGGAAAGTGAGGCTATAGTGGAAAACACCACCGAGCCAACAGCAACACCAGTGGTCGAGACTGCTCCAGTAGAAGCCGCACGCCCTACAATTAGTGCATCCTTCTATACAGAGCCACGCTCACCAATCAGAACACAAGCACACATGCTAGAACACAGCATCAAAGCAAAATTAGGTAACCACGAATCAGCACAGTGGGTAATGAAAGCAGAAGCAGATGTAGCAAGATATTTAACTGCTGCAGATGACAGCTTCACCACTAACCCAGCATTTAATCCAACACAATTCGTGCCTACAGTAGTAGATACTTTAATTGGATCACGCCCAGCTGTAGATGCAATCGGTACACGTGCATTACCAGCAGCAGGTATGACAATTTCAGTACCTAAAATTACTACTTCAGGTACAGTTGCAGAGACTGCAGAAGCAGGCGCACCATCAGAGCAAGGTATTGTCTCAAGCTATGTAAATCTCACAGTTAAAAAATACAGTGGCCTTCAACGCTACAGCCTTGAGGTCCTTGAGCGCAGCTCACCAGACTTCTTTGCAGCCATGTTGGAAAATATGACCCGGGCCTACAATAAGGCAACAGATGCAGCAGTAATTGCAGCATTAACAGCAGGTGGCGCACAAGCTAATCCACAAGCTGCAACATCTAACGGACTTATTGCTTACGTAGCAGAGCAAGCACCAGCTGCATACCTTGCAACAGGTGAGTTAGCAACTGCTTACATCGCTGGCACTGGTCAGTGGAATTTGTTAATTGGTGCTAAGGACACAACTGATCGCCCAATTTACACAGCATCACAACCAATGAACGCAGCAGGACAAGCATCACCACGTTCACTCCGTGGCAACGTATTAGGTCTTGATCTATACGTAGATCCAAATGCTGTATCAACAGTAATCGATGAGTCAGCGTTTATCGTTGTACCATCCGCAGTATCAATTTACGAGTCACCAATCCTACGCCTATCAACAAACATCCCAACTTCAGGCGAGATCGAAACATCACTATATGGCTACATGGCCGTTGGTGTATTAGTACAAGGTGGAGTCCGTCGCTTCAACCTAACTTAATAAGTTAGTTAATTTAATAATCCCTAGGGTTTAGTAGCCCTAGCCCTAGGGAGCTCTTCTAGAAAGGACACTATGGCAGCCGTAATGGTAACAATGCAACAGTTAAGAGATAATCTTGGCATTGGTACTTTGTATAGTGATGCAACTGTAGAAGAGTGCTGCCAGGCAGCAGAAGATTTAATATCACCTTACCTTTGGCATAACGATGCCCCAGTAGTGGGCTCATCCATTAGCAACAACGTAGCAACTTTAGTATTAGCAAACCCTGGCATATTTGTTACAGGTCAATCGATAACAGTAAGTAATTGTGGTGCAACATATAATGGCACATACACACTAACCGGATCATTTCCCGGTACTACAGTGCCAGCATCTATTGGCACAGCATTTTGGAGTACATACGCATTTAGTTCATACCCTAATGGCTACAGTATTATTCAATATGCAAAGACAGCTGCGGATGACAACTTCCATTTTATTAAACCATACGGCCGAGCCCTTGGTCCTGAGCATAAACCACAGGCTTACACTGCGACCCCTGCCATCAGAGAGGCTGCGATGATCGTAGCTGTAGACATCTGGCAGAGCCGTCAAGTTAGCCAGACTGGTGGGGTAGGTATGGATGGGGTATCTGCAAGTCCTTATAGGATGGGGTACCAACTTATAAATAGGATCAGAGGCCTCATCCAGCCGTATTCAAGTCCTAATTCACTGGTCGGCTAATGGCTGCAATAAGCACCCTACGAGGCACGTTAGCAACTGCTTTGGCAAACGCTGGAGTATGGTCAACCTTTGCATTCCCACCTGCAACCTTGCTGGCTAACAGCGTAGTGGTAACTCCTAGTGACCCATATATTGAGCCAAACAATAATAGCCAAACAGGTATCGCACCCCTGGCTAATTTTAAAATTTTAATAACCACACCTGCATTTGACAATCAAGGCAACCTGCTAGGTATAGAAAATTTTATTGTGGCAGTAGTAACTAAACTAGCGGCATCAACCCTGGTTTACAACATATCAAGTGTCTCCGCTCCAGCTATAACTAACGCAGCTAGTGGAGATTTATTAACGTCAGAAATCACTGTATCAATCCTAACGAGCTGGAGTTAAAATGAGCACACAGTCAGAAGACTTAGCCTTCTTAATTAAGACAGGCCAGATCAAAGAAGCACCAAAACCAACTGCACAAACAAAGAAAGATGAGGAATAACAATGGCAATCTATTTAAATAATAACGTTGGCGTTAAGTTGGCTACTAATGCTGCGCCAACCACACCATCAATCGACATTAGCGCATACGTAACTAATGCTGTAATTAACCAAATCGTAGATGAACTTGAGGTCACTTCAATGGGTAGTCTTTCTCACCAATTTGTAGCGGGCTTGCAAAGTGGCACATTCCAAATCGACATTCTAAATGAGTGGGCAACAAATCAGGTAATGCAGACACTAAATGAGGCATTTGGTAAGACTTTATCAGTATCAGTAATTACTGTTAAAGGCACCACAGTTTCAGCTGCTAACCCAACTTACCAATTCTCAATCTTGGTAAATAACCTAACCCCAATCGGCACAGGCGGCGTCGCTGAACTAGCTACCTCAAGTCTGTCCTTTACGATAAACTCCGCAGTAACAGTGTCACCAACAGTAGCATTCTAACTAAGGAGCAATAATGGCAAAGTTAAAGATTACTAGGGCTAATGGCGAAGTTTCAGAGCACAAAATTACGCCAGGAATTGAATACAACTTTGAACAGAAATATGGTGCTGGTATCAGCAAGATTTTAAGAGAGCACGAGCGTCAGACAGAAATATTTTACCTTGCGTATGAATGCTTACGCAGGGCTGGCGCTCAGATACCTTTGTGGGGAGTAGAGTTTATTGACAGCTTAGAAACTGTCGAGGTACTAGACGAAGAAAAAAAATAATCCAGCGGGATTCGATACTTTACAGCATCGCACAGCTGAGCGTAGAGACTGGGATACCGCCTAGAGAGTTTATTGATATGGATAGCGAAATGTATGCCGCAATCATACAAGTCCTAACCGATAGAGCTAAGGAGATCCGAAATGCCAGCAGAAGCCGTAGGCGTTAAAGATGTCCTTGCAGGTCTAAAGTTTATTGACAAAGATTTACAAGATCGTATTAGGACTGCTATTGATCC